AAGGCCACTCAGCGCGGCTCAAATCGCCAGCAATCGGTATCTAAGCCGAAGGGGAAGGGTGAGTTGAGTGATAGGCAGAAGCAGTATGCAGAGACAGTGGCTGAGAAGATGTGGAACGCATACAAGGCTGAGGGGTTCTATTACAAGATGATACTGCCCGACATTATAGCATTTATGCAGACAGACCAGACGGACGCAGACTGGGCGGCTCTGGGCAATGGTATGGATAATCCGATTGAAAGGGGCTGGATGTGAAAAGAGAGGCCGAAGCCTCTCTGTTCTGTTAGATTTCTTTTGTATCCCGCAATGCTTCCATTACTGCGTTAAACATTCGCATATCCGCTGGTGTTCCACCACATTCCTCTATGTCGTGTAAGTAAGAACCCATTGGCGTGGCTCTAAGCCAAACCAGTTGTTTTTCTGTTAGGACTACGATGTGTTTTTTCCCTGACATTGCTTTCTCCTAATCGCAGGTTAGTCTGTGACTGATACGGGCTGACCACTTGCCTGTCTCCTCATCCCAGCGAGTGCCGCTGGAGTGAGTGCCGTAACCCATGTAGGGATATTCCTGAGAGATGCGGTTGAGGAATAGCTCCAGTGGTTCGCGCTCATCTCCTGAGAGGCGGTACTCTTTATAGCCGCCAAGTGTTTTCTGTTCGAGTTTCATTGTTTGCTCCTTATTAAACATATTCGCCGTAGTTAGACACGGCCTGCTCTACAGCGTGACCAGCGTAAGATATAGCCATTGATTTTATAAATTCCCGCAATGTTTCGTCAGTTTCGCCGAGGTCATCCATTTGCAACTTGATGCAGGCGATGTCATGCTCTGACAATTCAAGGGTTGTTTCGATTTTGATTTTCATTTAAACACTCCTTTCTTTGCTAACCACATTGTCTGCGCCATTGAGCGCTGGTGAAAGTAAAAGTTTTCTTTCTCAAGGGGCAAGCTCAAAAAATCACCGCTTGGATATTTTACTGTTACAACGCCATATTTTATGTCTCGAACCTCAACAGTATCGCCAGTAGCTCGGCAAAGTGCAGTTGGTTTTACTAGCTCAATATTTGTCATGGGTTTCTCCTTTGTTTCCTGACTATATATAAATAATAGCTAAGCATAGTAATAGTGTCAACAGCTAATTTGCATTGCTTAACTTGTTTAGGTATACAAGGGTTAGGAGGTGCTTATGCCCAGAAAAGGAAACTACAGAACAGTATGGTCACCAGAGGTGCTGGACGAGTATCTCAAGCGCATTGCTATTGATGGCATGAGCGCTAGAGGCGTGGGTAAGATGAAGGATATGCCCAGCTATGAGAGCTTCCATATGCTGAAGAGCAGGGACGCTGAGGTGAATAGGCGATACCTTGAGGCAATGGAATCAAGAGCGACCGCTATTGATGACGAGATAGACGATGTTATCAAGGCTGTGGCTAATGGCGAGATGGATTACCAAGCTGGCAGGCTGGCAGTGGATACGATGAAGTGGCGCATGACAAAGCTGTATCCGCGCTTTTATGGCGACAACCAGAGGGTAGAGGTAGAGCATAAGACTAGCTTCGTGGATGAGCTGAAGAGAGTAGCGGCTAGGGTTGAGCAGGCTAGGATAGCGGGGGATGAGGTAGTGGAGATGGTTGAGGATAAGAGTGATGGGGGAGAAAACCTTTACACCGCTTCGCGCGTGCCTGAGACTGAGATTGATAATCATTCGCAAGGGGATAAATGATGGGATATACAACCATCAGTACGCACAACCATAGCGTTCTCAATAATATCAATGACTTAGTGGAGGTGAGGTGTGCATAATCGCGTCCATAATACACATTATGCGACAAATGTTTACCATAGGTAGGTATTTTTGCCAGATACCCCCCCTTTGAGCAGACGCGGGGGCGGCGAGAAAAAGAACATAACCAGCATAACCCAACCCCCACCCCCCTTCAACCACATAGGCCATACCACCCATGCCCCCCGAAAATTTGACCACAGATTTGCTACACCGCATCCACTCCGACCCTGTTTTCTTTGTCGAGGCCATCCTTAGTGCCAAGCCTCAGCAGTGGCAGGCGGATGCACTCAGGGCTGTTGCAAGCCATGACCGCGTTAGCATCAAGTCTGGACACGGTGTGGGTAAAACGGCCTTTCAGAGCTGGCTGGTGCTGTGGTGGTTGCTCAGCCATTATCCGTGCAAGGTGGCCATTACGGCTAATACGGCGCACCAGTTGAGCGATGTTCTGTGGACTGAGGTGGACAAGTGGGCGCGGAAACTGCCAGAGGGCTTTAAGAACCTGCTGGAGTTCAAGTCTGACAAGATTAGCCTGAAGGGCGCTAGCGACAGCTTTGCAGTGGCAAGAACCAGCCGCAAGGAGAACCCAGAGGCGCTTCAGGGCTTTCACAGCGAGAACATGCTGTTTCTGGTGGAAGAGGCTTCTGGTGTGCCTGATGTGGTGTTTCAGGTGGCTGAGGGTGCTTTGTCCACTGCTGGCGCTAAGACGGTGATGTGCGGTAACCCTACGCGCTCTGACGGCTTCTTTTACGAGAGCTTCCACGGTATGCGCCATATGTGGCACAACATCACGGTATCTTGCGAGGACGGCGAATATGTCTCCGATGAGTTCTTAGCAAATATGGCTGAGAAGTACGGCATTGATAGCAATGTTTACAGGGTGCGCGTTCTGGGCGAGTTTCCCACGCAGTCTGATGACGTGCTTGTGCCGCTGTACATTGTTGAGGAAGCCACCAAGCGAGAGGTAGAGCCCAGCCCTACCACGCCCGTTGTTTGGGGCTTGGATGTGGCTAGATTCGGCGGGGATAGGTCTGCGCTGGCTAAGAGGCAGGGGCAAGCCCTCTTAGAGCCTATCAAGACTTGGCAGAACAAGGATTTGATGGAACTGGCGGGTATTGTGCTGACGGAATATGAGGCTTGCAACTATCAGAGCAGGCCGCAGGCGATTTACATTGACGCTATTGGCCTTGGCGCTGGCTTGGCTGACAGGCTGAGGGAGTTGGACTTACCCGCAGTGGCTATATCGGTCAGCGAGACTGCCAGCCTCAAGGAGCGCTTTGGCAGGCTGAGGGATGAGTTGTTCTGGAACGCTAGGGAGTGGTTTGAGGGCAGGGATGTAAAAATACCTGAAGATGACACGCTGATACAGGAGATAACGGCTATTCGGTATAAGTATCTCAGCACGGGCAAGCTGAAGGTGGAATCCAAGGACGAGATGAAGCGCAGGGGGCAGAGAAGCCCTGACGTGGCGGATGCGTTTGTGTTGACCTTTTCTGAGCAGGGTGCGTCTGCTATGGGCTACACAAAGAGATGGGGCGGAAACAGCAGTCCCCGCCCCAGCACCAAGTGGATTGTTTGAGGCGCTTACGCCCCCGCTTTTTCGTCAAGAGCCACCAAAGCCTTTTGGTATATTTCTGAGTGAGATACTGGTGAAACACGCATTTTGCGTAAACGCTTGTTGCCGTTGCTAGTGGTGTACTCTTGCATTTTGTATATCTTACTGCTTAGAGCAACTTCTCCTGTGTCGATATTTCTCCAAGCCTTCGCGGTGAATGTTTTATCGTCAATTTTAACGCTTAAATAGGTTGGGTAAGACTTCAACATTTTATCCTCCTTTGGGGCGGCTTACGCCATCCCAAATTCTGCCTTGGCCTGTTCCATCATGTAAGCCAATTCTTCTTGATATTCGTCAACGCGGGTTTGGTCATCACCTGTGAGGCGTAGCTTCTGCGCTGGTGTCATCCAGATTTGGTGAACATCTAAATCTGTGTAGATGTCACCGTCTGCGTTGCGGCGTATGCTAGCAAACTCAGCGTCTGTATACTTAACTTCGCGTTCCCAATTTATTTCTGTATATGTCATTTCCTTGTCTCCCTGACTGATTAAATTCCTGATAATATAACCCTACGCTAAGTATTATGAGTAAGTAAAGAAAAAAATGCACTTATTGTAAATTATTTTTGCCCTAGCTATACTGAGCCTACGCAGAAAGGCGGTTTTTATGGCAAAAGTGATAGATTTCCCCAAGAAAGAGCTGGATATCAGGGTTACTCTGGAGGATGACGAGGAACGGCTGGACAGCCTTGAGGACAGGGTAAACGCCCTAGCCGAGATTATGGACTTGAACATACAGGGGCTGTTCCACGTTGTTGATGCGGATGCCGAAGAGGTGATGATGACCTTGTTGCAATTATCCGCTATCTGGGCTGTGAGAGCTGGCCTGCCGCCAGAGGAATATGAGGAACTGGTCAAAAGCACTAGACTAGAGGTGATTTACGATGCCCCCTAAAGCTCCCAAAGACCCCCGCCTAGCCAGAGCAGGGGTGTCTAAGTACAACCAGTGCAAGCGCACTCCCAGCCACCCGACCAAAAGCCATATCGTTGTGGCAAAAGAGGGTGATAAGATTAAGACCATCCGCTTTGGTCAGCAGGGTGCAAAAACCGCTGGCGCTCCCAAGAAGGGCGAGAGCATGGCAAAGAAGAAACAGCGGAAGGCGTTTAAAGACCGCCACGCCAAGAACATTGCCAAGGGCAAAATGTCGGCGGCGTATTGGGCTGACCGCTGTAAGTGGTAGCCCTTTATAGCTAAACGCAAATCTGATATTATCAGCAAAACAGGAGGCTTTTATGGCTAAGAAATCAAACGGCAAGACAAAGACAGGCCGCTATTGTGGCGGCAAGTAAGCCAAAAGACCCAGCACTTTGGTCTAAGGCAAAAGCGGCGGCAAAGCGTAAGTACAAGGTTTACCCCTCGGCTTACGCTAATGCTTATGCGGCTAAGTGGTATAAGGACAAGGGCGGCAAATGGGGCGGCTCAGATAACCGTGTAAGGAAAGCGTAATGCCTGCACAGGCTGGTCTAGGCAAATGGTTTGGTGATAAGTGGGTTGACGTTAAGACGGGCAAGCCATGTGGTCGCAGTAAGGGCGAGAAGCGGGATTACCCTGCCTGCCGCCCTAAAGCTGTTGCAAGCAAGATTAGCAAGAAGGAAGCGTCCAAGAAAACGGGGCGCAAACGTGTGAATTGGTCGACAACCGCTAGTGGCAAGAAACGGAAGAAAGCATAATGGAACGTGGTCTGCTAGGTGATTTTCAGCCGCAAGGCGTGGACTATGGCAACTCTTTGCTAGAAGAGCCTGTGCCTTATGACCTGTCTGGCTTTAAGGCAGTTTCTGATGTTGCTCAGGATTATGCAAATCAAGCCTATCAGTCATTTTTATTGCCATCGAGAGTTGTCTCTGGCGAGTTTGGCATACCTTCCGTAAACAATCCCGCATTTGTTGGCGCAGGCCAGCAGTTCGCTATGGACTTCGGGATGCTTCCCGCGTTAGCAACCGCCGCAGTTGCAAGCCCAGCGGCGAATACATTGCGTATGGGCATGGGCGGTTCAGATACAGTGTCTGGCGGCGCAAGACGCTTACCAGAGACAGATGAGCTAGGCTTTTATAGCCAAGCCCTAGAAACTGCCAGAATGTTGCCGCAAGCAAAGGGAACAGGCGAACAATTCCGCAAAATGCTGGACAAGGCTGGTGTGAAGCCAGACGAGATAACATTCACCCCAGAGCTAGAGGGGTTGCTGTCACAGCCGAAAGTCACCCGCGAGGAGATTGTCGGGTTGTTGCAAGAGAACCGCATCAGGCCACAAGAAACTGTTTTAAGGTCTGCGGAGGGCGGCGGCGATGAGTTGTTGTTTGGAGAGCCTTACGCTTTAGAGCCTGACTATGATGTAATTGCGTTTGAGCGCGATGATATTCTTTACGACCTTGATTCTTATGGCGATGAAGTTGCGGAAAGAATGGTCGTGGACGGCATGGATGAGGACGAGGCGCAAAGAGTTCTTAATATATATCGAACTGAAGGCCGAGATTCTGAAAAGTTATACCCTATAGACAAACAATATGTTGAAGAAGCGGCAGAGGGTTTGGCTAGAGCCAGATACACAGAAGATGAATATGCTAGGCAAATTGAGTATCCCTCTAACATTGGATATACAATAAGAGAGGATTATGACGGGTATCAAGTTTTTGATTCAAACAACAATATGATTGATAGGGACATAGGCTCACTGGAAGAGGCTCAAGTTGTAGCAACAAGTCATGCAAGTGGCAGGGGTCTTTTGGGCGGCGAAGGGGATACTAAGTTTTTCAAGTTCAAGGAGCGCGGGGGTGATAATTACCGCGAAATGCTTTTGCAAGTTCCTGAGTACCAAGGGAAATCAGAAGATTTTGTTTATCAAAGTCACTTTAGCGAACCTAACATTGCTGTTCATGCAAGAACTACGGACAGAAATTTTGGAGTTGGCGAAAAAGGTTTAGGTGATTCTTTGTATGTTGAGGAGTTGCAGTCTGATTGGTCACAGAGGGGCAGGGATTTTGGATTTAAAACGCAAGAAGATTCCGACAGACTAGAGGGGTTAAAGAAGGCGTTTGAGTCAGCAAGAGACGAGCGCATTAAAGTTCAGGACGAAAGAAAGGCTTTAACTCAAAAAGCTCTTAATGATTTTGCTGAAAGCAAGGGTCTTGAGGTACGGACTACGGAAGATGGAAGAGTTCAGCTTTTTGATGGCGATAATCTAGCAATGGGCGATATTGATTTAAGGAATTTTATGTTCAGAGGTGAGCCAGCTTTAATCAGCAGGTATACCCCCGATGGCAAATTTATAAATAACGAAACAGCCTCACCATTGGACGATTGGCCTGATTATTATGCAAAGGCGATGGACAAACAAAGAGCCGCTAAAGCAAAAGCCGTTTCTGCTGAAAGAGAGTATGATGAGGTTTATCGTAAACTTCCTAAAGCTCCGTTCGTAAAAAATACAGAAAAGTTCACAGAGGCAGGTATTAAGCGGCTTATCAATCAGGCGGTGAAGGAAGATAAAAAGTCTATTGTTTTCTCGTCTGGGGATATTCAGTCTAACAGGTGGAGTAACGAGGGTCTTGAGACTTTCTATGATAAAATAATTCCAAAAGTTGCGGAAAAGGTAGTTAAGAGGCTAGACCCAGATGCGAAGCCTTCTATGAGGTTTGTTGAGGACGCAACAGGCGATGTATCTGGCGATAGGTTTGTGATAGAGATAACGCCAAAGATGCGAGAAGAAGCCTTACGAGGACAGCCGTTATTCACAGTTCCAGCCGTGCCAACTGGCCTGCTGGGAGAAGAAAAAATGTCTGGCGATGAAATGCTCAGAGCTGGAATTATATAAGGAAAAGCAAATGAATTTATGTGAGCATTGCCCATACCCGCACCGTTGCAAACCGCAACAGCGTTGTATAGCCTACAAAAAGGGCGGCGTATCTGTTACATTACCAGAGCCTGTATCTCATCCAGTTATGACCAGCAGTGGCATTGGCATGACAGGCAAGACAAAACCCAAGAAAAAGAAGGCGGCTAAGAAATGAATTACGGCAAAGGCAAGAAGGTAAATATTGCGACCCCTATTCCACGCCCAAACATAGGAGCGAGGAACGAGGCGGCAATCGACAAGGGTATGTACCGCGAAGAGGGTGGCCAGATGGTTGCCAACATTCCGACCCCTAAGCGCCGCCCAAAGAGGGTTTATAACGGCGTTACAGGAAACTTCTCAAGCGATAAGTAATGGACGTAGTACGAGTAATGAGAAGGCCACCCCGCGCCAAGGTGCGTAAGGTAGAAGAGGTGGCAGAAACATACGAGAGATGCTCTGGTTGCGTCTCTCGCAAGATGTGTGACGCGCAGACCAAGTGTTTGCATGGCACTAAGGCAAAGCCAAAGGGAAAGAAAAATGGCCGAAGAAATGGACGAGTATCAGCTTAACAGCATTGTTTCGTCTGAGATACGCGATAGCCTGAACCACTTTGACCAAGAGTTCAGTCAAGAGCGTATTCGCGCTATGGACTTCTACCTTGGCGAACCTATGGGCAATGAAGTCGAGGGGCGCTCCCAAGTGGTCAGCACGGAAGTGTCTGATACAGTTGAGGCTATCATGCCCAACCTTATGCGCGTCTTTACGTCAAACGACAAATATGTGCGCTTCAATGCGAGAACAAGTGAGGATGCTGAACGCGCCGAGCAGATATCCGACTATGTGAATTACGTTATCAACCACGACAATCAGGGCTATAAAGTCCTGTATAACTGGTTCAAGGATGCGTTGCTTTTCCGTCTGGGCGTTGTGAAGTATTACTATGACGAGCAAGAGGACATCCGCGAGGAAGAGTATGAAAACCTGAACGAGACTGAGCTAGCCGCCCTTCTCAGCAACCCTGATATGGAAGTTATCGGCGTTATTGAAGAGCAGGCTGAGGGCTATGAAGAGGACATGATGGGCGATATGGTTGCCGTCAATATGTCTTATAGCCTGAAAGTTCGGGTCAAGGAATCCAAGGGCAAGATTAAAATCGAGAACGTGCCGCCAGAGGAGTTCTTGGTAAACCGCAGAGCTACCTCATTAGAGGACGCTCACTTTGTGGCGCACCGCACAGTGATGACTGTCTCCGACCTAGTGGCTATGGGCTATGACCGCGATGTGGTCGAGAAGTACGCAGGCTCTTATAGCCTAGATGTTGATGAGGAGCGCACAAACCGCTTTCAGGACATTGAGGCGAATACGGGCATTGATGCGGCTGACCCGACACTGGCCGAGGTGATTTATTATGAGTGCGTGATGCGCGTGGATTA